GATGCGCTTGCGGTAGGCTGGCGGATGGCGGCGCTGGCCGGCCGCAGCGGCCGCACTCCCCAGATCGCGCGCCGCCGCCATCTGCATGTCGCGAGTGCGGTCGATGCGCACCTGAATATCCTCTTCGTGCTCCGGCCTCAAGTGGCCGGCGCGCAGCTCGCCATGCTCATGCAGGTGCAACAGGTGGTCGGCGCGATCGACAACCCACGGATACTGCGGCAAGTGCATGCCCGTGCTGCCGTCCCAGTCAGCGAAGTCCTCGTCGTAGAAGTTCAGGACCAGCTTCGGGTGGTTCCGCTGCATCAGGGCCAGCTCGTTCGCCCAGCGCTGCCACGTGGCATCGCTCACGATCGGCCGATCCAGCACGTAGTACAGGTACGAGTGGACGAACATCTGGATTCGCCGCTGGACGATCTTCGACCCGGCCGGCGACAGCGGCGGCGCCACACGGCTGGACGCGGCTTTCACGCCGCAGCTCCCCGCGCTGGCCCGAACAGCGCGACGTCCAGCGGATCGCGCCACATGCCGACCTGCACGGCCGGCACGATGACGGCGCCCTGCGTGCGCGGCGCGTGGTCCTCGCGCTCACCTTCTTCGGCGCCCAAGATCCACCGCGTGCGGCGCCCGACGGCGCCTTCGCCCTGGCGCTGCGCCTCGCCGTCCTCGGCCATCTGGCACAGGTACTGGTAGACCGTGTTCGGCGGCAGCTGCACTACGTCGGCCAGCTCGTTGACGGTCATCGGCCGCACGGCCAGCAGCTCGCGGAAGCGCTTGATCGCGTTGGCGCGCCGCGCGATCTTCTCGGCGTTCGACAGGTTGGCGGCGCTCTTGCGGCGGCCGAAGAAGGTGTTCTCCATGATGGTCTCCGTCAGATGTCGTTCAGCGAGTCGACTTCACCCGGCATCGGGAACCAGCGCGGCAGCACGTCGAAGTTGTCGCGCAACTTCATGATCCCGCCGAAGCATTCCAAGTCGCCCAGGCCACCCAGCACGAAATTGAGCGGGCTATCGGCGTCGCGCGTGAAGAAGCGGATCGAGTTGCCGAAGCTCTTGGCGATCGCCAGCGCGTCGGCTAGGTAACCGGGATTGACCGAGCCGGCGATGCCCTCACGGTAGCCGAACGTGTTGATGACGCGCTCAACCCGCGGGAACGCGCCGTCGATCAGCGAGTTACCAGGCTGAATGAACAGCGGCTGCGCCACCTCGCCCGAGAACATCGCGGTGCCGTTCGACATGACGTCCAAGGTGTGCTTGGCGTTGCTGGCGTGCTTCAAGGCGTCCTTGTCGACGCGGACGATCATTTCGCGTTCGGCGTAACCGTGCGGGTCGCGGACCACGATGATGCGGTGGCCGTCGCTGGCAACGACCATCACGGTGCCGTCGCTCAGCGGGCGGATGTTCACGCCGTTCAGGTAGTAGCGGATGTCCTGCTGCGCGGCGAACGGGAATACCAGCTTCACGGCGACGGCGCTGACGCGCGCGATCATGTGGCCTGGAGCCTGATCGTCGTCGCCCATGCCGGCGAGGCTGCTCTGTTCGTTTTTCGAGGTGGCATTCATTCGTTACATCTCCTGGTCCTATTGGTGGTTGGTGGGGTGCTGCTTTTGATAGTTCAGGTACGCGCGCCGGATCCGCTCATCCCAGCGCGCCTGCGCGGCCGCGTCGCGGTCCAGCTCGGCGCGCGAGCTGATTTCGCAGACCTCCTTCACGCGGCGCGCGGCGGCGTCTTCGCCGTCGACGCCGAGGAAACGCTGGAAGTCCTGCTCGCGGCAGTGCAGGACCTCCACAGGCACGGGCGCTGGCCGGCCATGTCACGCGGCCTTCGGCTGCTGGACGGCCGCGATGTGGCGCATCAGCGCGGAGCAGATGCGATGGAAGTCGGATTCGCGGTACAGCTTGGCCGACTTGTCGGTCATGACGTGCGCGAAGCCCAAGCGGCTCAGGCCCTCGGAAGTCAGCACGATCGGCGCCAGGCGCTCGTTGATCTGCCCCAGGCGCAACATTGCGTCGTCGGCCGGCGCGCGCGCGGCGTCGATCGGCGTCACCTGGGCCGGCGCCGGCTCCGGAATAATTTCCGGAATAATTTGCGGCTCGGTTTGCACCTGGGTGGCGGCAGCTGCCTGCGCTGCTGCCGCTTGCTGGGCGCGGGCCGCAGCCACGTTCGCGGCCTGCTCGTCCAGTTGACGCTTCGTTTCCGCGGCGACGCGTGCGCGCTCGGCATCCGCTGCCGCCTTCTCGGCCTTGGCGCGCTCTTCCTCCGCAATCCGTGCGCGCAGCGCTTCCGCCTTCGCAGCTTCGGCCTGTTCGTGCTCAGCGATGCGCAGCTTGACGAGCGCGGTCAAGTCGTCGGCTTCCTTGAGCACGATGGCCGGCGTGTCAGCGAACAAGAAAGCGTGATTGGCGGCCAGCTCGCGCAGCGTGCCCAGGTTGATCTGGATGCGGTCGGCGACTGCGTTCGCCTCGATCTTGAAGCGGGCCAGTTCGGTGTCGACAGCATCGCGCAGGCTGGTCACGGTCTTCTTGCCCTTCATGACGCCGGCGAAGTCGACGGCGACGGCCGGCATGTACGGCTTGCCCAGGCGCGCGTTCAGCGCAGCAATGTGAGCCGCGGCCCGCTCCTTCCCGGCCTGCTGGATCTCGACGCGGATCGTCTCCTTGCGCGCCTTGACGACCTTTTCCAGCATCAGGCGGGTCTTGCGGGCCAGTTCCTTGTAGCTGGCGACCGTGCGCACCATCTCGTCGACGGTCGAGATCTGGCCGAGGGCGGACGCCTCGGCGGCGCCCAGCGCGGTCTCGGCCCGCTCCATCACCTTGATGGCCTGCTCGGCATCCGCGAAGGCCTGGTCGTCACTTGGGTTCGTGTCGATGTCGGCGATGAACGACTGCAGCTTCTCGCCGAACAGCACGAGGTTGTGGTTCAGGCTCAGCTGCCCGTCGACGCGGATCGACAGCGCCGGCAAGTCCTGCACGGCGGCAGCGACCGGCGGCGGCAATACCTCAACGTGCTGGTACTCGGCCAGGTCGGCTTCGAACTGCGTCCAGCCGTCGCGGATGCGCTCTTGCCAGGCCGGGTCCGGCAGCACGTCCATGTGCACGAAGTTGTCGAGCGTGCCGTCGGAGCACACGAACACGACCTTGCCGCAGCCGGTGACCATCATGATCTGCTGGCACTGGGGCATATACTCGTCCGGCAGCTCGCCGGCCGCGACAGCGGCGGCCAGCGCCGCATTCCACTGCTTGTGCTCGAAAGCGACGTCCTCGGCCATGGTCAGGCCATCGCAGGACGCCGACAAGAGGCCATCCGAGCACGTCACCGGGTACAGCTCGGTACCGATCAGCTCTTCGACCAGAGGGCGCGCCAGCGCTTCCACATGGTGGCCGTAGTCGAGGATGTGTTTCTGCACCCAGTCGCTGAACTCCTGCGCGGTGCCGGTCGCCTTCATGTGCAGCAGCTCGTTGCGCTTCACGAGCGACGAGATACCCAACATCGCGGCCGCTTCGCTGGCGCCGAACTTTTCGAGCCGGTATTGCTGCCACTCCGGCGAGCCCTGGACTAGATTGTGGATGGTTGCCATGTTTTTCCTTGGTGAGGTTGAGGGTCCCCGCTTGCGCGGGGACGCCGCGATTTAGTCGTTTTCGTGCAGCCAGCTGTCGATAGTCAGCTTCTGGTCGTCGGTCAGCAGTTGGCGGGTTTCGATCATGGCGATCAGCTGCGGCACGGTCTTTTTGCCCGAGTGGATCAGGTCGCGCCATTCCGACTTCTTCAAGTCGAAGTGCTCGACCGTGCACGTCGGCAACTGCTGGACAGCGCCGTCGCTGCCCTGCTCGACGATGTGCACTTGGCGCATGTCGGCGCGCTGCGGCTCCTGCGTGATCGTGAAGCTGCCGTCGGCGGACACGTCGACGATGTCCTGCATTTCCTCGGCGGTGCTCAGGCCCATGCTGATTTCCGGCGCGTACGCGCGCTGCCAGAACGCCGCAGCGCGGTAGATGAACATCTGCTGCGGCATCGTCTTCCACTTCGATCCGCTTTTCTTGTCCCAGCCCTCGGCGCGGACCATGTTCCAGTCGACCCAGGCGCCGTCCAGGCGTTCGCCCGTCTCGCGCTCGATTGCCCATGCGCGGCAGCCGAAGTCCGGCGCGCCTGCCTCGCCGCGCCACTCGTAACGCATCGCGCTGTAGCGGCCGCACGTGTTCACGCTGGCGATCAGGAACTTCGACGACCAGCCCGGGTTGCCGTGCACGATGTACAGGTTCTGCATCACCATCAGCTCGTCGGCCTTCAAGCGCTGCGCAAGGTTCAGCGCAATCATGCAGTTGGCGACGTTGTTCTGGTACTGCGCCGGCACGAGCGTCGAGCTGGAGAATGCTTTGGCGACGCGCTGGATCAGGTCGAAGCCGGCGGCATCGAAGAAGCCGGCGCGCACTGGCGCGTTGTCCTGGCGCGTGGCCAGGTGGGTGGTCTGTGGTGCGTTCAAGTTGCTCTCCAGGTTAGAAGCCGAAAACGTAGGTGCGCAGCGCGCGGGCCGCTGCCTTGCGCGGGCGGAAGCCAGCGCGCAGGGACAGCAGGTACTGGTTGCGGATGTGGCGGATCATTCGTCGTCCTCTTCTTCGTCGGGCTGGGTCGACCAGCTGGTTGTTGATCGCGCCGCAGTCGGCGCACTCGGTATGGGTCAGGTTGGTGATGGGGCCCCGCCAGGTCACGTTGCCGCCGCAGGATGCGCAGACCATGCTTACCACCCCCGAATCTCGTTGCGGCGGCCGACCAGCTGCACGGCGCGCTCGCGCTGGCGGCGCTCCATCGGGGCCGCGGCGCGGCGCAGGTGCATGTAAAAGTCCGCCTGATCTTCGGCCTCGCGCAACGCGCGGTCCGTCCACCACAGCACGACCGGTTTGGCGATCTTGCGCACCAGGCGGCGCGCCATGCGGGCGGCGGTCATGCGGCCTCCCGATCGGTACCGGCCGCAGCGGCCTTGCCGTGCTGGTAGATGGTCCAGACGTCGATCAGGCCGGCGCCCGGGGCCGCGCGGCGGGCCCACGATTCGACGCGGGCGCGCTCTTCGGCGGCGCCGCAGTGCGGGCAGTCCAGATAGCCGGTGACGTTCTTGGACAGGCTGCCCGTGTCGTTGCAGTGGGCGCAGGTCATGCCGCGCTCCGTGCGAAGAAGTGGTTCCACACGCGCTGCTCGATGCGGTTCTCGCGGGCGGACTCGGCGCGGCGACGCTCCATGTCGGCGATGTCGCGCTCGGCCAGCGCCTCGGCTTCGAAGTAGATGGCCGCCTCGACGGCTGCCGCGTGGTCGACGCCCACCGCTGCGGAATGGCCGACCACGGCTGCACGGAGGATGTCGCGCGCATCGCCTTCGAAGTTGCCGAGGTCCAGCCGGTCCACCACGGCGGCAACGGTCGACGCGCGGTTCACGCGGATGTCGTGCCGGATGGCGTGAATGCGGGCGTCAATCAGCTCGATGACGCGGTTTTCGCGCGCCTCGGCGTCGTAGGGGAAGCGATCCATCGGAGGTCTCCATCTGCCCTGCTGGGCTGTTGCGATGGAGTGATCGTATAGCGTTTCGCTAAATTGCGTCAAGCATTATTTATAGCGATGCGCTAAATTTTTCGTTAGACTCTCGACAGGCTCGAACACCTCGGGCGCGCCGGCCCGGCGTCTGGGCGTAAAAAAGCCGCATCGTGTGCGGCATGGAGGATGGATGGGAACGAATCAACAGGATCTGCACGAGCAGAACCAGTGCAATTCGGCTGCAGTAAGTGAGACAAGCTTCGTCACTCAGGCGCTGGGAGTGCCGCGCGTAGGAGCGAAGTGCGATTTGGAGATGGACGTCGACGTGAAGCTGGTCATGGAATTCATGCAGGAAAACATGTCCGCATCGAAGCTGGTGGGCGTAGCCCAGGCGCTGGCGACCATGGCGCCGATTATGTGGGGATGGTACGAGCGCGAAAAAGTATGTGCGCTCGCGTTGCGTCACCCTGCTCTTACGCGTGGGTCGACATTACAGCCAGCTGCCACCTGATCAGGCCTTGAGCTGGTGAATGGGCGTGGTGATTTTGCGGCGGCATATGATGGTTTGCCACAGAGACCATTTCACGCCCACATCCAGTGCATCGATATATTCCTGAGTTAGGAGTGATGGCACCTGGCGCATGTAGAACATCAAAGGCCGAGTTTTGATTTGGACTTACTGCTTGCTGATATTTATAAAAAGCCATGCGTACCTTTCGTAGTTTTGGACTTCGATAGAATTGCACACCGCATGCCTGATTGATCAGGTCTCATTCCCCGCCGCGAGCGGGGATTATTTTTAAACGCATCGAAACATGATTTGCGACTGCTGTGGCGTCCACCCCTGCGTTCCACCATTCGATGCATTCATCAGCTCAAATCGTTTTCCCATCGCGCCACAAAATTCCGTGCCGCGTTTAATACTCAGCGCAGTCACTTCCGCATCAGATTTCATGCCCTCATGTACTACAGCGCCGACCAGGTAGGATCCTTGGCCAGTCGGGACAACATCGCTAACAGATTGACAGGCCGCGAGTATGGCCATGAAAGGAATTAGTGCAATTGGCTTCAATTTAATACCTCATCAGACGCACTTGAACTGCATTTCTGTTTTCGGAAAATTGCCAAGAATGTAGGGTGGCTTGGCGTCACTTGAAGAGACAACCTGGAGTGCCTTACCTTTGGTGCCGCAAAACTGCACTGCCTCACCAATTGCCTCGGCCTTCAATGTCCCCATTCCAGTAAAACCAGTTGCCGCTTGGCGTGACACGAAATATGTATCTTGGCCCATTGCGACAATCCCGGAATTGCTCGCGCAACCGGCAAGAGCAAGTGAACCCACAATGATAATCTTTTTCATTTCACCCCATCCAGCACAAGCGTGCCGCATCGTTATATATGCGTGCTTTCTTTCCGCACGACCTTGCCAATTACAATGCACTCGGCTCCTTTGCATTGCTTCTTGTGATATTTCCGTTGATCCGCATTATCAGACGATAGCCACCACTGCCCGGCATCGCGAATCAACCGCTTGACCACGGCCTCACCCTCGTAATTCACAACATAGACCGCGCCGTCGACTAATTTTGTATCTCGCGTATTCACGACGATCACGTCACCGTCGTACAAAGCCGGCTCCATGCTCTCGCCGCGCACGGTCGTCGAGATCAATGCATCGCGACTTAGTCCTTCCCTCAGCATCCACCTGGTGGGCACGCCCTGGGTTTCGCCATCGTAGTGTTCTGGCTCGACCTGGAAGCCCGTGATGCCAGCCTGGACCTTGATCTTTACCTTCTTGATCTGAGTCATGCTCGGATCATCTTGATCGGCCGCGTGCACACGCTTGGCGCCCGGCACCAGGTGGAGGATGTCCGCTGTCACGCTCGATGCCTCTTGTGACTCCCGGGCGACGTCCATCCATCCGGGCTGCTCGCCGATTGCGGCCTCAATACGGCGCGCCATATCGTCACCCATGGTCTTGGGCGTACCCGATTTGCTGTCGGGAGTACGGTTCTTGATCTGGCTCAGGTAGGCGGGGGACGTCTTGGCCGCTTCCGCAAGCTTTGCGGCCGAGCCTGCGCGTTCGATCGCGATCAAGAGGTTCTGCCGGCGGACTTCGTCATTTGTTTGCATCTGAGCATTAAATAGCATAGCGCTAAACTTTGAAATATGCGATTCGCTATTGACGACGTTTAGCGAATCGCTATATTCTGTCCTCATGGACATCAAAACTTACCTCTCCCAAGAGCGCGGCCGACAAGCAGCACTGGCCAAGGCTATAGGCGCGCATGCCCCAGACGTAAGCCGCTGGGCCGATGGAACACGTCCGATCCCGGTCATCTACGGCGCGGCGATCGAGACCGCGACTGGCGGCTTGGTCACGCGCCGCGAGATGTTCCCCGACGACTGGCAACGCATCTGGCCCGAGCTCGCCAACCATCCCGAATCCCAGCCGCAGTAACCCCTGCGGCTTTTTCGCGCCTCGAAAGTTGCGCACAGGCAGTTGCAATTGAGCGATTGCACCGAAGTACCCCCGATGAAATACCCCACCGAGAACCACCGTCAAGGAGAAGCACCATGAAAGAAAACCGAAGCATCACCCTGAAATCGCACGTGACCGTCGACGACTTCCTGGCGATCGTCGCCAACGCCAAGGCCGTGAGGAAGTCGGTCAGCACGCACATCCGCGACTGCTGCCTGCCTCGCGGAAATGTTAAGCCAGAGGGCCGCCCGGGAGCTAGGCCCAGTCTGGTCCCATTTCAGGCCAAGTTTGCCCCGGCTCGCAGCGTGCGCCCGGCTGCATACATGCGTTCCTGACCGTTTCACCCCGAGGATTGAATGAACGAACAAACACAGAATCCGCCGCCGAAGTTCTCGCCCGACCGCCGTGTGGTCATCTGGAACTTCGTCGTGCGCTGCATCGAGAAGGCCGGGCCCGACAGCCGCGCCGCCGATGCACAAAAGCTCGTGCGGCAGCAGCTGCGCACTGCGACCGATGAAGGGGGGAAGGAATAGTGGACCTCTCGATCAAAGCAGCTACCCCCGAGATCATGCGCCAGCGCGGCGCCGACGCGTTCGACCAGGGCCGCGCCATCGATGATCACCACATGAACCCGGGCGCGCCGGCCATCGCGGACTGGCAGAAAGGCTGGCGTGATCGCCAGGCCGTCGTCTTCGCGCGCGCGGTCGTCAAGCCCACGCTGGAACTGGCTGGAGCAAATCCGCCATGAGAACGAAAACCGTCAAGCGCCACTGGTGCGACTTCTGCAACCGCGCCGGTCTGCAGGCGCACGCCATGGCCAAGCACGAACGCCATTGCACGATGAACCCGGCGCGCGCCTGCCGCGCCTGCCGGCTGATCCATGGTGGCAACGGGCCGGATGCCGAAGGGCTGCGCGCCCTGGTGGCGATCTTGCCGTCGAATGTTCCTGTTGAATTCGATGCCAACTGCAATTGGACGAAGGAATACGAGGAATTCACCCAGGCGATCGCTGCCGCCACGCCGAAATTGCGTGAAGCCTCGGACGGTTGCCCTGCCTGCATGTTGGCCGCGATCCGCCAGGCCGGTATTCCTGTCCCGCTTGTCGACTTCGACTTCAAGGCAGAAATGGCCGAGATAATCAGCGCCTACGCGGCCGAACACATGGACGTGGGGTACTACTGATGGACGCCATGTCCAACCTGCCCGCGCCGCTCACTCCGCCCGACTGCGACCTGCGCGACTTCGCCTTCATGCCGCTCGACGTCGTGCGCCTGCGCGACAGCGACCTGGCCGTGACAGCCGAGGCCGACGAATTCCGCTGCGCCGTGCTGCTGTGGTGCGCGTCCTGGCACCAGGTCCCGGCCGCCAGCCTGCCCGATGACGACAAGGTCCTGGCCCAGTACGCCGGCTACGGCCGCGTCGTGAAGGAATGGCTGAAGGTTCGCGACGGAGCCATGCGTGGCTGGGTGAAGTGCAGCGATGGCCGGTTGTATCACGCTGTCGTCGCCGAAAAGGCCAACGAAGCCTGGACCGCGAAGCTGCGACAGCGCCTGAAAACCGAATGCGCGCGCATCAAGAAGCACAACGAGCGCCACGGGACAAGCATCCAGTTTCCCGAATTCGATGCGTGGCTTTCTGCTGGTTGTCCCGTGGGACAGCCGCTACCTGTCCCTAGCGACAAATCCAAGATGTCCCGAGGACAAACGAGCGATGTCACTGGTGAAAACCACTCCAAGGGACAGGGAGAGGGACAGGGACAGTTAACTTCTAAATCTTCATCGTCGTCTCAAGCCTCAACCGAAGTTGGTGCCGGCCCGCAATCGGACGACGACGACCACCCCCGGGAGTCGAAGCGGGTCACCGCCATCGTGACCATGCTGCGAGACGGCGGCATCGACGCAACGCCGGGCGACGCCATCGTGCTTGCCTGGGCTGCCGAACCTCGCGTCACCAAGGACGTGCTGACCGCAGCGATCGCCAGAGCACGGCAGTTCAAGCCAGGCGAGGCCATCGGGCTCGTCTACCTCGACAAGGCCGTGCAGACCGTCCTGCAGAAGCAGAGCGCACCAGCGGCAGCAATCGCCGCACCTGTCCCACCGGCCCCGCCACGCAAGCCCCAGGGCCTCGACCCGAAGGGCACGGACGAAAGCTACGACGAGTGGCAAGCCCGCGTCACCGCGTTCGAGCAGGCCCAGCGCAACGGAGGCCGAGCCGCATGAACCGCGAGCCGCTGCCCTGCCGCATCTGTGCCCGCTTCATCCCGACCGCATCCCAGCGGCGCAACGAGGACGGCCCAGGCCACTGCGAGGGCTTCGACAAGCCCGTGCACTCGACCGACCCGCGCTGCGTCCTGTTCAACGAGCAGGGAGCGTGGGAGACCCGGAAAGCACAGATGCCACCGGAGCAGCGCAGGGGTAGAGAGACCATTTCGCGCGCGAGCGCACCAACGGTTCCCGCAAAAGCGGGGACGACAACAACCTGAAAGGCAGACATGGAATTTCGCAAAAAGCCCGTCGTCATCGAGGCAACGCAGTGGTTCAAGAACGGCGACCATCCGGAGGACTATGCGACCGTCGTGCATGGCTTCGAGAACGGCCAGCCGCGTGAATTCAGCCCAGTGCATCGCCGTGAAAACGACTGGGAGGGGTCTATCGTGCGTCGCTACCGTACGCCGGAAATGGACGGCTATCAGGCATGCAAGCACTGCGGCGACATCATGCATAACCACGGTTGGATCGAGACGCTGGAAGGCGGACACATCGTGTGCCCGGGTGACTGGATCATCACCGGCGTGCAGGGCGAGCACTACGCGTGCAAACCCGACATCTTCGCGGCGACCTACGAGCCGGCCGGCACCGTGACTGCGCATTCGTCGCCCACCGGCCTGACCTTCGGTACCGCACTGACCGCGCTGAAGACCGGCCAGCGCGTGGCGCGCGCCGGCTGGAATGGCAAGGGCATGTTCGCCTACCTGGTGCCGGCCAACAGCTACCCGGCGCAGACGGGCGCCGCGAAAGCCTTCTTAGGCGAAGGCGGCATGGTCCCCTACAACGCCTACCTCGCGCTCAAGGGCGCCGATGACACCGTGAGCACCTGGGCGCCCAGCGGCAGCGATGCCCTGGCCGAGGACTGGCTGATCGTCGAATAACCACCACCCGCCCGGCCAGCCCGGGCGCACAACAACGACACGGGAGAACCTGATCCATGATGACCACCTTCACCATCCCCGGCCAGCCTGTAGCGAAGGGCCGCCCCAAGTTCGCCCGCCGCGGTGCGCACGTCGTGGCGTACACGCCGGCCAAGACGGCCAGCTACGAGAACCTGGTGAAGCTTGCGGCCAGCACCGCCATGCGCGGCACCGAGCCGACGGCGCGCCCGGTTGCACTGTCGGTGACGCTGAACCTGCAAGTGCCGGCCAGCTGGTCGAACAAGCGCCGCGCGGCCGCCGTCGCCGGCACGATCTGCGCCACCAAGAAGCCCGACGCCGACAACGTGCTCAAGGGGATCAAGGACGGCTGCAATGGCATCGTGTGGGCCGACGACGCCCAGGTGGTGCGCATCATGATCGAGAAGCGCTACAGCGAGACGCCGAGCGCGGTGGTGCATGTGATCGAGGTCGCGGGAGAGGCCGCATGACGCCCGAGCAATCCGCCCTCACTTGCGCCGCCTGCTTCGCCGTCGGCTTCATCGGCGGGTTTGCCGGCGGCTTCCGCGTCGCGGCCATGATCTTGCTCGCGGCCCGGAAGGTGCGCGGCGCCCGGCTGCGTGTGGTCGCGTCGAACGGCCAGCTGCGGGAGGACGTAGCTTGACCGAACGCCGCGACATCGGCTCGCGCCTGGAGAACTGGGCGAGGGTCTTCCGTGACACCACCCGCGTCGGCATCAGCCCCACCGGCGCGTTCTGTGACCAGCTGCGCCGCGAGGCGGAAGGCGAGATGCCCGTGCCCGAGCGCCGCAAGCTGGATGAGGCGGACGCGGCCCTGATCGAGCGCGGCATGCGCGAGCTCGAGACCAAGCACCGCATGCTGCTGTACTGGTGCTACATCCGCCAAGCCGACCCGAACGTCGTGTGCCGCAAGATGGCGATCGCGCACCGGCCGGCGACCGTCTTCGTCAACCTGTTCCGGCAGGCGCAGCGTGCGATCGAGGCCGCGGCTGCGACGGCCGACCGGTAATCATCCTTGCCATATTGCAAGCTCCGATGTGTTAGCATTGAATCAACGCGATAGGGATCGCGTATAACGAAAATCGGAGAGCAAAAATGTCAAGTAAATATGCATTCCCGGGTAGCAGCGACATGAGCAATGGCATGACCCTGCGCGACTACTTCGCAGCGCAGGTATTGCCCCAAATATTCGCGATGTCGGCTAACGGAACGTTGAGCACACCAAGCGGTAGCACGACCCAAGCCGACATCGCGAAGGGTGCATATGCGATCGCCGATGCGATGCTCGCAGTACGAGACGCGGAGCCGCTTCCGCCGCCGCAACAACGGTCTGCTGCAGATTTCTAAAAGACTTGACAGCCGGAAATCTCAGCAGTAAATTCCACACAACAATTTATTTCCGTCGATCATGACGTGTTCGGTTGCCTGATGGCAGCCCGCGGCGTGAACGAATCCGAAGCCCCAGTCAGCGATGACGCGGGGCTTTTTGCTTTCCGGAGCCACCATGCACGTCCAGACCCTCGATCCCGACGCTGACCGCTGGGCGCGCATCGTCCTCCAACTCGAACGGATGCGCGCCATCATGCGCATGCGCCCTGCTTCCTGAACTCCCTGCGTCTCCTGCCCGCTCCTGCGGGACTTCGGCCCGGCCGCCCACCAGCGTGCCGGGCCATTTTTTGGACCGAACACCATGACCGCGACCACCTACACGCCGGAGCTTGGCGCGAAGTTTTGCGCCGCCATGGCCTCCACCACCGACAGCATCGCGACCATCTGCAAGCGGAAGGGCATGCCCAGCAAGGCCACCGTGTTCCGCTGGCGCGCCAACATCCCCGAGTTCGCGACGATGTACGAGGCCGCGAAGGTCGAGCAGCTGTACGGCGGCATCGAGGAATGCACCGAGATCGCCGATAAAGCCCCGCTGACCCCTGAGGGCCTCCAGAAAGCGAAGCTGCGGATCGACACACGCATCAAGGTCGCCCAGCGGCTGAAGCCGAAGGAGTTCGGCGACAAGGTCGACCTGAACCACGGCGGTCAGGACGGAAACCCGATCGCGACCAATGTCACCTTCAAGATTGTCCGGCCAGATGGAAATTGAGCTGTTCGAGGCCTTCGAGTTCCTGCTCTACCCGAAGCGGATCAAGGTAGCATTCGGCGGCCGCGGCGGCGCCAAATCGGAGGAGATTGCCGAAATCCTCGTCTGGAACGCCTGGGCGAACGGCAAGAAGATCCTGTGCGGCCGCGAGTTCCAGAATTCGATGGAGGAATCCAGCTACGCGCTGATCGTCGCGAAGATCGAGAAATTCGGCCTGCAGGGCTTCTTCGACGTGCAGCGCGACGGCATCTATGGCCGCAACGGCTCGTGCTTCAAGTTCGTGGGCCTGTCGCGCAACATCACGTCGCTGAAATCGAAGTTCGGCTACGACATCGTGTGGATCGAAGAGGCCGAGAACGTCGCCGAAGACAGCTGGAAGGTGCTGATTCCGACCATTCGCGCTGCTGGTTCCGAAATCTGGATCAGCTTCAACCCGAACGAGCCGGACGCGCCGACGTACAAGCGCTTCGTGCTGCCCTACATCGAGCACATCAACCGCGAAATCGCCGCCGGCCGCCCTGGCTTCTTCGAGGACGACTACACGTACGTGCGCAAGGTCTCGTACCGCGACAACCCCCGCTTCCCCGAGGTGCTGCGCATCGAGATGGAGCGCGACAAGGCCGCAAACTTCAAGAAGTACCTGCACGTATGGGAAGGCGAATGCAACGCCGACTACGAGGACTCGGTGATTGAGCCCGAATGGGTCGACGCCGCCATCGACGCGCACACGAGGCTGAAATACAAGCCGCGCGGCGACCGTGTCGTCGGGTTCGACCCAGCCGACAGCGGCGCCGACGCGAAGGCGATCACAAAGCGCTACGGCATGCTCGTCGAGGACGTCGCACGCTGGACGGACGGCGACATCGATGACGCGATCACGCGCACGTTCGACGACGCCTTCGACTACCGGGCCGACATCATTGTCTACGACAGCATCGGCGTTGGCGCCGGCGTCAAGGTCGGGCTCAAGGAGCGCATCTCCGGCCGCAACATCGACGTGCAGGGCTTCGGCGCGGCCGACTCGCCGTGGCCAGGCCTGTACGAAGAGGATAGGAAGAACGAGGACGTCTTCCGGAACCTGCGCGCCATGGGCTGGTGGCTCCTGCGCGACCGCTTCAAACGAACATACGAGGCCATCGCCAAGGGCGAATACCACGACCCGGCCACGATGATTAGCCTGTCGAGCGGCATTAAGGAACTGCAGCAACTGAAAACCGAGCTGGTCCGCCAGCAGCGTAAGCGCACGGCTGGCTCGAAGATGATCCAGCTGGTGAGCAAAGACGAGATGCGCGCGAAGAAGATCCCGTCGCCCAACATGGCCGACAGTTTGATGATGTCCTTCATGGTCAAGGACAAGAAGAAACCTCGCGAACACAAACACGTAATGCCGACCAACGTAGGCGGCTGGATGGGCTAAGACACGCCCAACGAAAGGAATAGAAATGCCGACTGTGAATATTCTCGCAGGGACCGTCTGCGCGCCGCAATTCGTGGCCCCGGGCGCGCTCGTAAGCGTATCGCCCGCGGCGGGCGGCTCAGCGCTCGTCGAATACACCACCGCCGACGCCGCCTCGATCGTGAATGGCGTGGCAACTTGGGCGGCCTGGGCGATGGGCGCCGTGACCGCGGCCGCCGCCGATCTGTGCAACAAGGCGGCCTACGTGCGCGTGACAGCGCTCGGGGGCGCCGCATCGTTGACCGTCGACTCAGTGCCACTGGCAGGCTCGCTGGCGTTCCTCCAGCAAGACTGGGGCGCCGTCAACCTCAGCTCTGTGCAGCAGAACGCAAAACCCGGCGTCTTCAACGCTTCCCCGGCGAACCTGACCCGGTGGCGCAAGGCTCTCGCAGGCGTCCGCGCCGGGACCGGCAGGGCAAAGCTCGCGCTGATCGGTGACTCCACCACGGCTGGCACCGGTTCATCCGGCGGCGGCACGAACAACGCCGTTGCGGCGTCCTACCCTTCGTTTGTGGCATCGATCCTGAGCTCGTTTTACATTGCAGCGACCGCGGCCTCGTCCTGGGGCAGGAACATGCTGCCTGCGACCGACCCGCGCGTGGCCGCGCCCAACTGGGTGCAGTCCTCGTACGTGCTGAACGGTAATAGCATGCGCGCCAACGGTATTACCGACACCATGACGTTTACGCCCGGGGTGTCGTGGGACACGGCCGAGGTCTGGTATGCCGACCTGGCGGGCAGCGGCACGTTCACTGTCAACGCCGATGGCGGCGCTGCGCTGGCGACCGTGACCCCCAGCGGCACAGGGGCGATCAAGAAAGTCACGATCACGAAGGCGCTCGGTACCAGCGTGCTGGGCGTCGCCCGGACAAGCGGCGGATCCGTCTACATCGCGGGGATGGTGACGTACGACTCGACCAGCAAGAAGGTCGACGTGCTCAACCTCGGCTGGCATGGGTCGAAGGTGGCGGATTGGGCAACGGCCAACGCTTCGTATATCAACAACGTGACGCCAGCGTCCAACATCACGCAGGTCGCACCGGACCTGTCGGTGATCTGCCTGACTATCAATGACTGGGGCAACACAACTGACCTGGTGACTTACAAGACCAACCTGCAGACCATCGTCAGCGCAGCGCTGACGACAGGCGACGTAGTACTGGTGTCCGGGGTGCCGTCGAGCACGTCGTCGGCGAGCGTCGCGCAGCAGGCCCGCTACATCGACGTGATGAAGCAGGTAGCCGTCGCGAACAACACGCCTTTCATCAATCTTACCCAGCGGTTCGTTTCGTACGACACAACCAACGCGCTCGGCCTGTACTCGGATACGTTGCACCCGACTGGCGCCGGCTATGCGGACGTGGCCCAGGCGATTACGAATGTAATCGGTGCGCCATGAAAAATGACGGGATAACACATGGCACGCAAGAAAAAAGAAACGCCGTCCGGTCCCGATAAGATCGTCCAGCAGGCGCAGAAGCGATTCGAGCGCTGCCAGGAGGTCGAGGGTGAATTCCGCAAGCGCTTCGTCGAAGACGTCCGGTTCGCCAACGGTGATGCTGACAACGGCTGGCAGTGGGACGAGGACATGTCCCAGCGCCGCAAGCGGATGGGCCGGCCCTGCCTGACCATCAACAAGGTCCGCCAGCACTGCCTGCAGATTATCAACGACGCGAAGCAGAATAAGCCGAGCGTGAAGGTGCTGCCGATCGACGGCAACGCTGACGTCCAGATCGCAAAAATCCTCGACGGCGTCATCCGCCACATCGAGTACAACTCGCACGCCGAGATCGCCTACGACACGGCTACCGAGTTTGCGGTCCAGGGCGGCATCGGCTACTGGCGCATCGTGACCGAGTACGCGCACGACGGCAGCTTCGACCAGGAGATTTTCATCCGCCGGGTGAAGAACCCGCAGTCGGTCTATCTGGATCCGGACATCCAATCTGGCGACGGCGCGGACGCCAAGTTCGGCTTCGTGTTCGAGGACATGAGCCGTGAGGAGTTCGAAGCGGCGTATCCGGGCGAGACGGCGGGCGAAATCGTGTTCCCGAGCGAGGGCCAGGGCAATTCCTGGATGGGCAAGGACCGCATTCGCGTGGCGGAGTATTTCACCAAGGGCGCCAAGAACGACACGCTGGTCGCGCACCCTGCCCGCGGCCCGGTTCTGCTGTCCGAGCTGGACGAGGACGAACGCAAGGCCGTCGAGGGCGACGAGTCGATCAAGCGACGCACCGTCGAGCAGCCGACCATCACCTGGTACAAGATCGCCGGCGATAAGGTGATCGACACCCGCGAGTGGCCGGGCCGCTATATCCCGATCGTGCGCGTCATCGGCGAGGAAATCGACATCGACGGCAAGATCGAGCGCAAGGGACACGTGCGCCCGCTGAAAGACCCGCAGCGCATGTACAACTTCATGTCGTCCGCGCAGACCGAGTTCATTGCACTGCAGACGAAGACGCCGTACGTGGCGCCGGCCGAGGCTATCGAGGGCTACGAGTCAATGTGGGCGAACGCGAACCACGAGAACGCGCCGTACCTACCCTACAACAGCGTGACCGAAGACGGACGCGAAATCCCGCGTCCGCAGCGTGAGCAGCCGCCCGTCGGCGCGCAGGCCTACCTGACCGCGATGCAGACCGCGCAGCAGGAACTGATGATGGCTTCGGGCCAGTACCAGGAGAACTTTGGCCAGCAGAGCAACGCGGACGCCGGCGTGGCGATCCAGGCGCGGCAACGGCAGGGCGACAAGGCCACCTACCACTTCATCGACAACCTGGCGCGCGCGATCCGCTTCACCGGCCGCATCCTGGTCGACCTGATTCCGAAGGTCTACGACACCGCGCGTGTGCTGCGCATCGTCGGCGAGGACGGCAGCGAGCAGTTCGCGCAGATCGACCCAGATCAGGCGCATCCGGTCGGGGACCAGAACGGCCAGCCGGTGCAGATGAGCCCGAACGAGAAGCCCTCTCCAGAGCAGGCTGCACAGCTGATCTACAACCCGGGCATCGGGCGATACGACGTGACGGTCGAGGTCGGCCCGAGCTTCGAGACGCGCCGCGCCGAGGCGTTCCACGCGCTGTCGCAGATCATCGGCCAGAACGAGGAGCTGATGAACAAGGTCGGCGACCTGCTGTTCAAAGCCGCGGACTTCCCGATGGCCCAGGACGTGGCCGAGCGTCTGCGCCGCGCCATCCCACCTGCGCTACTGGGCGATGGTCCGAGCCCGGCCGAGCAGGACATGCAACAGAAGATGGCGCACATGGGCCAGATGATCGAGCACCTGTCGCAGATGCTGCAGGAGGCGCGCGAGGGCCGCGAGCAGCAGGAAGTGAACATCAAGAGCTACGACGCCGAGACCAAGCGCATACAGGCGCTGGGCCCGGTTGATCCAGCGCTTGTATCGCACCTGGCGACGCAGGTCGTCATGCAGATGATGCAAAGCGGGCCTCCAGAAGGCCAGCCGCAACCCGAACAGCCGGCGCAAGCCGGTTTTTTTATGCCTGACCAATCACAAGGACAACCGCAATGAGCTTTCCCGGCCTTCTGCAAGACCTGGGCTCCAGCCCGGCGCCCGTCATGGGCTTCTACCGCATCGCGCAGACGTTGACGCCGACCGCCGTCGGGGCCAACACCACCAGCGAGCAGACGTTCGCCGTGCCGGGCGTGATGCCTGGCGACTCGGTCGACATCAACAAGGCGTCGCACCAGACCGGCCTCGGCATCCTGAACGTGGTCGTGAAGAACCCGAACCAACTGTCGATCACCTACGTGAACACGACCGGCGGCAGCATCACGCCGACCAGCGAGCAATACATCATCGGCGGCATGCGTTAAGCATCGCCGCTCTCCGGATCCGGGCCGCTTCCAGCTATGGAGCGGCCCTTTTGTTTGACCGTACCGGCGCGTATCACCGGGCCCTTTCTTGGCCAGACCATGCAAACCGAAGACCAGACCAACCCGCTGCAATCCGCATCGCCTACGGACACCGAACAGGCGCAAACGCTCGCCCAAACCAGCCCGGAATCGAGCACCGAGCAAACCGCGCAAGGCACCGAGCCGCCGCAGGAAGACCCCAAGCCCAAGACCGACTGGGCGCAACGGCGCATCGGAGAACTCACGCGGAAGATGCGCGAGGAACAACGACAGCGCGAAGCCCTCGCCGCCGAACTGGCCCAGTACCGACAGCCGACCGAGCAGCAACAAGGCCAGCAGCCGGCAGCACCGGACATCGACCAGCTCGTCGAGCAGCGCGCCGCCGCGAAGATCGCGGACCAGAACTTCAACCAGGCCTGCAATCGCGTGTTCCAGGAAGGCGTGAAGGCTGATCCGAACTTCGAGGCGAACCTCCGCACGCTGCAAAACGTCGGCGAGATCAGCCGCGATTTCCTCGAAGTCGTGACCGACATGGACGAGGGCCACAAGGTTCTCAACCACCTCGGCGCGAACCCCGACGAGGCCGACCGGATCCTGTCGCTTCCTCCGCTCAAGCAGGCGCGCGAACTGGCCAAGCTCGAAGCATCCCTGAGCAAGGCCGCGCCGCCGCCCCCTGTATCGAAAGCACCCGCCCCGATTACCCCTGTCGGCAGCAGGACGACCCCGGCCGAGCCGGAAGAGTTCGCGTCGCCGGCCGAGTACATCGCGTGGCGCAAACAAAACCGTAAATGATAAGGAAGTAGCAACATGGCAAATACTCTGCTCACCCCCACCAAGATCCTGGACCACTCGCTCATGCTCTTGGAGAACAACCTGTCGTTCACATCCCGCGTGAACCGCCAGTACGACGGACAATTCGCCGTCAGCGGCGCCAAGATCGGTAACACCGTCAACGCCCGCAAGCCGGTGCGCTTCGTCGGCCGCTCGGGCGCCAACCTGGGCCTCGAGAACGTCGTGGAAACCAGCGTGCCGATCGCGCTGACCACGCAGTTCGGCGTCGACTTCCAATTCTCGAGCCAGGAACTGACCCTGACCGTTGACGAATTCGCCGAGCGCTACATCGCCCCGGCCATGGCCACGATCGCCAACAAGATCGACTACGACGGCCTCGGCCTGGTCGGATCGGTCGCCAACGGCATCGGCACCGTAGGCACCACGCCGAACGACATCTCGGCCCTGCTGAACGCCGGCGTCAAGCTGGACAACGAAGCCGTGCCGCGCGACGGCAGGCGCACCATCGTGTGGGACCCGGCCACCAACGGCTCGATGGTCAAGAGCGCGGCTGGCCTGCTGAATCCGTCCAACAAGATCGGCGAGCAGTACGAATCGGGCATCTTCTCGCCGACCGCGCTGGGCTTCGACATCGGCATGGACCAGAACGTGAACGTGCTGACCTCGGGCACGCGCGGCAACGGCACCGTGTCGGGAGCGGGCCAGACCGGCTCGACCCTCGTCGTGACCGGCCTGGGTGCTGGCGCGACCGTCGCGGCTGGCGACACCTTCGTGCTGCAGAACGTGTACGCCGTCAACCCGCAGAACCGCCAAAGCACCGGCGTCCTGCGCCAGTTCGTCGTAACCGCTGCGGCCACGGCCGACGGCTCGGGTAACGCCACCCTGTCGATCTTCCCGGCGATCAATACCGCGGCGAGCAACCAGCAGTACCAGACCGTCACCGGCAGCCCGGCCAACGCCGCGACCGTGACCTGGGACGTGGCGGCTAACACGCAGTACGTCGCCAACGTTGCCTACCACAAGGACGCCTTCACGCTGGTGAGCGCCGACCTGGAAGACATGAGCCAGTACGGCGCATGGGGCGGCCGCCGTATGCACAAAGGCATCTCGATGCGCATCGTCCGACAGTACAACATCAACAGCGATGTCGTGCCGTGCCGTCTGGACGTGCTGTACGGCTGGAAGGCGATCTACCCTGAACTGGCCTGCCGCATCATCCGCTGATCCACCCCACCCGGCCCCGCTTCGACGGGGCTTCTTTCACTGGAGTTTCCATGTCCCTCATCAATCAAGGTTTGCCGGAAAAGCCGTACGAGTATCAGGAATACCCGAAGTGGGTCGGCGACAAACTCGTGCAGAACGCCGCCGAAGAGGAAGCACTGCTGGCCGAGCTGGATCCGGCCGACGACGAAGCATCGCGCGGCGCTGACACTGTCGAGCAGCGCGCCACACTGATGCAGGCCGCCGCCGACAAAGGCATCAAGGTCGATAAGCGCTGGTCCGACGACAAGATCCGCGCCGCCATCGAGGCCGCCTGATGACAACCGCGCTCGACCTGATGAAACTCGCGCTCAAGGATTTGGGCGCACTGGGGATCGGCCAGTCGATCAGTCCTGATGACACGCAGGATTCGCTCAACACGCTAAACCAGATGCTGGCGCAGTGGCAGGGCGAGCGCCTGTCTGTGTATCACCTGATCAACGTCGCGAAGCAGTCCACCGGCGCGGCCGCATACACCATCGGGCCTGGCGGCGATTTCGACTGCGCACGACCCACGGACATCAAGGCCGCCTTCGCGCGCCTGAGCAACGGGTCGATCCCGGCCGACTCCCCGGTGCAGGTCATCCGCTCGCGCGAGGATTACGACCGCATCGTGGTCAAGAATCTGTCAACGCTGCCGAGCGCGGTGTTCTACGACTCAGCGTACCCGCTGGGCCAGCTGATCTGGTATCCGGTGCCGCCTGCGCAGTACGAGCTGCACGTGTCCGTGCTGGACGCCCTGCCGCAGTTCGCCACGCCGTCCGACGACGTAGTCCTGCCGCCTGAATACCTGCTCGCGATCCGCTACAACCTGGCGATCTGCATGGCGCCGTCATACCAGGTCGAGCCCACGCCAACCCTGCAGCGGCTGGCCGCGAACGCGAAACGCGTGATTAAGCGCATGAACCTGCAGTTGCCATCCATGACGATGCCGGCCGGCCTGGCGGGCGTGGGCGGCCGCTACAACATCTATTCCGACAACTTCACGAGGTAACGCATGCGAGTGGCACTGACCGGCGGCGCGTACGCGGCGCGCAGCCTGATCGCGGACGCGCAGCGCTGCGTGAACCTATACGTCGAGCCGAACCCGCAGGATGCGAACGCGCCGGCGACGCATTACCCGACGCCTGGCCTCACGCTGCTGTCGGCGCCGCCGGCGCCGCAGGCTGGCCGCGGACTTTACCGGTCCACCACGGGCAAGCTGTTCGTCGCGATCGGCTCGAACCTGTACTGCGTCGACCTGGCATGGAACTGGATCTTGCTGGGCGCCCTGGCGACCAACAGCGGCCCAGTCTCCATGGTCGACAACGGGACCAGCTTATTCGTGGTCGACGGCTCTACGAACGGCTACATCGTCGACTTGGCATCCATGGCGATGAGCGTGTGCGCCGACGAGGCCTTTTACGGTGCGGACCGCGTCGACTACGTCGACGGCTACTTCATCTTCAACAAGCCCGGCTCGCCGCAGTTCTATATCAGTCGGTACAACGACGTGACGTTCGATCCACTGGACATCGCGTCTAAGAACACCTATCCGGATAGCCTCGCGACGCACGCGGTTATGCACCGCGAAATCTGGCTGTTCGGCGAGTTGACGACGGAGGTGTGGTTCAACTCTGGCGCGTCCGACTTCACGTTCCAGCGCATGCCGGGCGTGTTCATCGAGCACGGCTGCGCGGCGAAGTACAGTGTGGCAAAGATTGACCTGGCGCTGTTCTGGCTTGGGCGCGATCTGCAGGGCCAAGGGATTGTGTTCGCCGGCCGGAACTACACCGCCGAGCGCATCAGCACATACGCGCTCGAGGCCGAGATCGCAACGTATTCGCGGATCGATGACGCGGTAGGGTTCAGCTACCTGCAAGGCGGCCACGCGTTTTACGTCCTCACGTTCCCGACTGCGAACAAGACTTGGGCATTCGACGTCACCACGCAGCAGTGGGCGCAGCGCGTGTACCTGAACACCGACGGCTTTTACGGCCGCCACCGCATGATCGCGCACGCCGCCCACGACGGCCAGAACATCGTGCTGGACTGGGAGAACGGGAACCTGTATGCGCTGGATCCGAACGCCTACACCGACAACGGCAACCCGATCCCACGCATCCGCAGCTTCCCCCACATCTCGGGCGCCGACGGCAACCGCGTGCTGTTCCGCCAGTTCGTCGCCGATATGGAGGTCGGCGCCGGTATGCCCGACGGCTCGGCGCCGCAGATTTTCCTGCGCTGGAGCGACACCAGGGGCGTGACGTGGGGCCAGCCAGTGCCGAATGACCTCGGGGCACTTGGCGAGTTCTATACGTCGATCCAGTGGCAGCGCCTGGGCTACGCCCGCGATCGTGTGTTCGAACTGTCGTGGACCGCGCCCGTGCGCACGGCGCTCAACGGTGCATGGATCGATATGACGAGGGCACGGACATGAGCGTCGCGAGCAATATCCCGGCGCCGGGCGTACCGGTCGTCGGTCCGGACGGGCGCATGTCGTCGGTGTGGTTCCAGTTCTTCATGACTTTGCTCCGGCGCACCGGCGATACGCAGGGCGTCACAACGGACGACCAGAGCATCGTGCCAAGCGGCGATTCCGGGCTGGCTGAGACCATCGCCCAACTATTCAGCCTGCGCGATGCCATGCACATGGTGCCCCCGGTTGCGCCGATGATCCCGCCCGATGACCAGACGCCGCCGCCGGCCGCCGCCGCGTCGCTGGAGGATCCGCACGCTCGCATCGAAGCACTGGAAGCCACCGTGCAGCGCCTGGCAACCGAAATTGAAGCAATCAGACAAGGACAGCAATTATGACCGTCATCGCAAAGCCTCTCGTCGAGGCCAAGTTCGCCGAGAACGCGCAGACCACGCAGTACACCGCGCCGCCCGGCACGCGCACCGTCGTCGACAAGTTCACGGCCACCAACGTGACAGGCGCGAGCGCGACGTTGGCCATCAACATCATCCCGTCTTCCGGCACGGCCGGATCGTCCAACGTGATCACGCAGACGAAAACCATTGCCGCCGGCGCGACTGAAGTGCTGCCCGAGCAAGTCGGCCAGATCCTGGGGCCGGGCGATGCCATCTCGACGCTTGCCGGCACGGCCAGCGCGATCGTGATCCGCATTTCGGGTCGCGAGGTTACTTAATCGAGGAATTATTCATGAAGCATTTCCTGAAGATCGCCGAGGGCGTCGACATCATGCCTCTGCTGGCCGCGATCAAGCGCAATCCGCACCTGTGGAAAGAGGACACCTACCTGCGCGACTATCCGCAGGGGCCCTTCGGGGATACCGAGACGATCATGCTTCGGTTCCCTGTCAAGGGCGTGTACGAGACGCAGCAGGAGCTCGAGCAGCACCGGCTGACGCACGATCCGCATGAGAGCATCGACTACCCGGCCTACAAAATCCTCCACGAGGCCCGTCCCCTGATCATGGCCCTGATGGCGCGCGTGCAGGGCGAGCGCCTGGGCCGCGTCATGATCAACAAGCTGCGCCCGGGCGGCGTCATCTACCCGCATGCCGACACCCCGGAGCATGCCGAATACTACTCGCGCCACCACATCGTGCTGGAAAGCGAGCCGGGCAACACGTTCCGCTGTGCCGACGAGACAGTGTGGATGCGTCCTGGCGAGGTCTGGTGGTTCAACAACAAGCTCGAGCACGAAGTCATCAACAACAGCGCCGCCGATCGCATCCAGATCGTCGTCGACATCAGGACCAGCCGATGATCACCTGCCACGTCGAATCGTTCGAAGAGCGCCTGGCCGAATTGCAGGTGCTGCTGCCGCTTCACTACCGCGAACTAGCCCTGAACCAGGACAAGGTGCCGCTGGCACCGCAGTACCACGTCTACATCGAGCGCGAGCGCGCCGGCGGCCTGATCTTCGTGACGCTGCGCGACGCGGGCGAGCTGGTCGGATACTTCATCGGCTTCATCGCCCCCGGACTGCATTACAGCACGTGCCTGACCTGCACGATGGACATTTTCTACGTGCGCGCCGATAGGCGCGCTGGTAGCGCCGGGGTGCGCATGTTCCGCTTCGTCGAGGCAGAACTGCGGCGCCGCGGCGTCCAGCGGTGGTTCATGGGTTCAAAGGTGCACGCCGACGCCAGCGCGCTGTTCAAGCGCATCGGCGCGGCGCCGGTCGAAACGTATTTCAGCAAATGGTTGGGAGATTAATTATGGTTGCAGCAGCAGTGGCAGGAGCTGCCGCTCTTGGCGGAGCGGTGATCAGCTCGAACTCATCGAGAAGCGCAGCCAACAAGCAGGCCGACGCCGCGAACCGCAGCGCCGACATGCAGAGCTCGCAGTGGCAGCAAACGCAGGCGAACATGGCCCCGTACCTGCAACTGGGGAACTCGTCGATTTCCCCACTGCTCAAGGCCATGGGCTACAACGCCACGCAGAACGGTGATGGTACATGGAGCTACAACGGCACAGATCCCGGCAACCCGCTGCAGCAGCGATTCTCGGCGCCGACGGCCGCAGAGGCCGAGGCGACGCCGGGATACCAGTTCACGCTGCAGCAGGGCCTGAAGGCGACACAGAACAGCGCCGCGGCGCGCGGCCTGGGCACTTCGGGCGCTGCGCTTAAAGGGGCGTCGACGTACGCAACGGGCTTGGCCGATTCGACATACAACGATGTGTACCAACGCGCGCTGAACACGTTCAACACAAATTACAAGAGCGCTTCCGACAACGCCAACCGCCTTACCGGCCTCGTGGGCAGCGGCCAGAACGCGGCCGGCGGCCTGGGTGCGCTCGGCGCGCAGACCTCGGGGAATATCGCGAACACGCTGACTAGCGGCGCAAACGCATCGGCGGCGGGCACCATCGGTAGCGCGAACGCGCTGACGAGTGCTCTGGGCACCATGGGCAACAACGCGATGATTTACGGCATGACCCAGAACAACGCGGCCAAGACCCCGTCCGGAAACCCTCTGTACGGCGGCGGCGATGTTCCGGCCAGCGTCCCATATACCGCTTGAAGAAAGAGAAAAATGGCTCTCGACCCATCCATCCCGCTCCAGGCAAAAGCACCCGACTTCAACCCGTTGGCCACCCTGCTCCAGGTCCAGCAGTACAAGAACCTCCAGCAGACCGGCAACCGTCTCCAACTGGACACGGACGCCAATCAGGCAGTCGGCCAGGCGATTCAGCGCAACACCGGACCCGACGGTAAGCTGAACCTGCTGGGCGTGCAGCGCGATCTCGCTGGGAACCCGGCCGCCGCATATAACCTGCAGGCAGCGACCGGGCAAAATCTCGCGCAGCAAGGCCAGCAGATCAGCAACCAGGGCGGCCAGATCAGCAACGACACGAACATGTTCGCCCTACATAAGGATTACGCAAACACCATGCTGCAGACGGCCCAGGGCGTGCTCGCGGACAAGCGAATTACTGCCCCCGTCGGCCAGTACGACCCAGCACAGGCAACCGATGCCCTGAGCGAGGCGATGAGCCAAGCCGAAGCCAAGGGCGTGCCGCGCGCGCAGGCGCTGCTGGCCGTAGCGCCGTTCGTCAACGCGGTGCACCAGCCTGGTGCCGTAGCGGCCATGCTGCAAAACTCCCTGCGCGGACAATTGGCGGCTTCGCAGCAGCTGGGCGCACTGACCCCGACCCCGACCCCGACGACTGATGGCGCGACGACGGAGTTCCGCGACACGAATCCGATCACGAATCCTGGCATTGTCGGCACGAAGATCGAACAGAGGCTTTCGCCTGCTCAAGCAACCGGTCGCATGCCGACGGTTGGGCCTGATGGGCAACCGGGATCGATCCCGTTCAGCGATACCGTCCCGCCCAACTTGCTGCCGCCGGGCATGCAGGGTGGCCAGCAGCAGGCGCCGGGTCGGTACCCGCAGCCTCAGGCTACACGCCCCGGGTTCATCCCCTCGGGACAGGCGCCGGGCGTGGGCGAGGCCGCAACGGCAGCGGGCCAAGGCGCGGGCCAGCAACTGCTGGCCGACCAGGCTTCCAACGCCGAATCGGGCAAGCGCGTCAACATGCTGCAGAACGCTGCGGACGCGCTGTCGAAGGCGCAGACCGGCACCGGCGCCGACAAGCTCAACGCTGTGCGCGGCGTGGTCGCGATGCTCGGCGGCCCGGCGGACAAGGTAGCCAGCTATGACGAGGCCAACAAGTACCTGACCCAGTACGCGCAGCAGAAGGCGGCATCGTTCGGTCATGCGACCGACGCGCAGCTGTCCGCGGCGCTGACCGGCAACGGAAACACGCATATTTCCAACCTGGCCGCGCAGGACGTCGTGAAGGTGAACATGGCGCTCGAGCGCATGGATCAGGCGCGAATGCAGGCCTGGCAGAGCGCCGGACTGCCGCCGGCGCAGTACTCGCAATGGAAGTCGCAATTCGGCGCGGCGATGGATCCGCGCGTCTTCGTGGCCGACCAGCTCCCGGCGGCAAAAGTGGGGGCGATGGTCAAGGCGATGAATGCGAAGGAACAGGCGACGTTCCGCCAGCAATATAACTGGGCCGTTCAGAACGGCTACATCAACGGGCCCCAATAATGGCAGATTACAGCGACATCCTGGAGCAGGCCGGGCGGCAGTTCAACGTCGACCCGAAGCTGCTCGCCCTGGTCATGCGCCAGGAAAGCGGCGGCAACGCTGGCGCGGTCTCGTCGAAAGGTGCGCGCGGGCCCATGCAGGTCATGTCGGGCACCGCCAAGGACATGGGCGTGACCAACCAGGCAGACCCCGTGCAGAACATCATGGCCGGCGCCAAATACCTGTCCCAGCAGCTCGACAAGTACAAGGACCCTGCTCTGGCCCTGGCGGCCTACAATGCGGGCCCTGGGGCGGTCGACAAGCACGGCGGCGTCCCACCCTTCCCCGAAACCCAAGGCTACGTGAAATCGATCATGGCGGCCTACCAAGGTGGCCAGGGTGCGAGCGGCAGCGCGGCGCCGCAGTCCATGCCCGGGCTGCCGCCGACTGCCGGCGGGCGCCCGGCGCCCGGCGCGCAGCTGGCCGACGCTGACCCGTTCTCTGCGCTGATGGCCAAGGCCGGCGCCGCACCGACTGGCACCAGCAAAGCCGCCCAGGCGGCGCCGCATGCCGATCCGTTCTCGCAACTGATGGCGAAAGCGGATGCGTCCAACACGGCGCCGGCCGCTGCCCCGCACCAGACATCCATCACCGACCTGCCTGGCGCTGCTGTCGAACCGCTGGCCACGTTGGCGACCGGCGCGCTGGGCGGCATCGCCGGCGGCGCTACGCGTCTCGGCGCGGCCGCACTCGGCAAGAACTTCGACGAAGCCAAGGGTCTGGGCGACCGTGTACAGAACGCGTTGACCTATCAGCCGCAAACCGAAGGCGGCATGGCATCGATAGCAGGCCTCGGCGAAATCGCGAGCAAGGCCAAGAACGCGCTCATGGATTCGCCCGTCGGCTCTGCGCTGTCCAGCGCGGGCAAGGCGTACGAGAACACGTTCGTCAAGGGCTCTACAAACCCGCTGATGGCGACCGTCAATGACATGGTCCCGGGTGTCGCAGCCAACGTGGTGGCCGGCAAACTGGGCGGCGCTGCATTGGATGCTGCCAAGGCGGCGCCTGGAGCAGTGCGCGCAGGGCTCGACCGTGCTGCGTCGGCAGTTGGACGCGGCCAGCCTGCCCCAGCTGCAGCGGCGGCACCGGCGCCGCCCGTCGCGACGCTTTCGGGCGTTGGCGCGGCGTCTGCCAATTTGAACCCGTATCCGGCGCTGACCGGCGAGGTCGCGGCGCGCGGCGGCAGCTCGGCATTCCCGCAGGTGAAACTGTCGCAGATCCAGAAGGACGTGCCACTCGACGAGCAGGCGGTCCGTGCGAAGATCGCAAACGAGATTCTGGGCGATGACCATGGCAAGGTGCGCGAAGGCGTCATCACCGGCAACGAGGACACGCTGCGCAGCGAGTATACGCACGCGAATAGTTCGGAAAACACTCCGGCCCAGATCCTGCTGCGCCAGCAGATCGCCAAGGAACAGCAGGCGCTGACAGACTTTTCCGAGGCGCGTATTGAAGCCACAGGAGCGAATCCCAACCTGACCAATAACTATCAGCGCGGCCAGGTGATCAATGATGCCTTCCATGGCGAGGGCGGCCTTTCCGACTACTTCAAGCAGGCCAAGCAGGAGCTCTACGACCGCGCGAAGGCGGAGTCTGGCGGCAATCCGATCCAGTCCGCGCACGTCGACAATCTACTGGCGGACAAGCAATTCATGGCGGAAGCGAAACGCAACGGGCATACCGGTGTAGTTGAGGGTGTCCGCGATCTGATCGACCTCGCACGCACTACGGGCTTCAAGGATCCCCTCACGGGCGAGGTGCACGCGCCGGGTAGTGTTGGCGCCTGGGATGCGGTCCGGAAGTCGAACAACGCGGGATGGTCCCCCGACAACGCGCGCACGATCGCGGCTATCAACCGCGCAATCGACCAGGATGTTGCGGCGGCGGCCGGATCGGACGCATACAAGATGGGGGACGCGCTCCATAAGGCCGAAAAGACCATCATGGATACCCCGGCGATTAGTGAGATTTTCGGTGGCGCAGATGCGAATGGAATCAAGGACGGGGCTGCAATGGAAAAGCTGCCGACCTTACTAAACAATATGTCCATCGACAAGTGGACGCACATTCACAATACGCTTGATGACCTGTCTCGCGGCATCGTGCGCGGGGCGCCAGAAGGCATGCCAGCCGTACCGCAGGACTTGCGCGATTTGGCGGCGGCGGCAAAGGCCGAAATGCATGGCGCCCTGGCTCGTGAGGTCTATGAGAAAGGAGCGGGCAAAGCCGGTGTATGGAACCAGAACGACGCCAATAAGGCGCTCAACTCCGTGGTGGGTCAGAAGATCATCAATACCTTCGACCCTGATGAGGTTCAGCGATTCCACACGCTTAATCTGGGCGGTCAAATCATGCCGGGCAAGCATTCGTACGAGGGCTCGGAACTTCAGAAAATTCGCATGAGCAAACCCGGTCTGATCGAAAAGCATGCTGGCAAGGCTGGGGCAGTTGCCGGCGGCGCGATGGGCGCGGCTATAAACCCATGGCTCGGCGGCCCTGGCACTCAATCAGGGGCGGTCCTGGGAGCCAAGATCGCCGGCCGCTCCGCGTCGAAACGACTTGAGGGCGAATCAAACAAGCTGCTCGATGCGATGAAGGCCAATTCGAAGCTGGGTAGACAAGGCGAAGGCAATCGCCTGACCGGGCATTAAGCGACCGCAACATCAAAGCCGCCTCGTGCGGCTTTCCTTTTTCAGCACCCGAGAGGTGCTTTTTTTACGTCCAGAGGAACCACATGCCATCTCTGATGCCGACAGGCAAGCAGCAGTATTTCTATACCGGCAGCTCCAAGCCACTTGCCGGGGGCAAGGTCTACACGTACGCGGCGGGCGCGAGCACGCCCAAGGTTACCTACCAGGACGCGGCCGGGACGATCCCGAACACGAACCCGGTCGTGCTCGATTCCACCGGGTCTGCGCTCATTTACTGGAGCGGCTCATACAAGGTCGTCATCACCGATGCGTTCGACGTGCCAATCTACACGGTCGACAACTACAACACCGACCCATTCGGCGTTGCGCCGTTCATTGCGAGCCTCGCGGCATCTGGTGGCGCATCCCTGATCGGCTTCCTCCAGGCGGGCATCGGCGCAATCCCGACCACGGTACGGGATGAGCTGCGCGCGTTTGTTAGGCCAGAGCAGTTCGGCGCCATAGGCGATGGCGTGGCCGACGACACCGCGGCGTTTAATGCGGCTTTGGCCACCGGCAAAAACGTGCATCTGACGAAGAGCGCGTACAACGTGACGGCCCTCAATTTCACCATGCCGGCACAGACGCTGTACATGCACGGTGCGCTGCTGAAGATCGTCCAGCTGAATATCAATGCCGACAACGTGACGATCGACCTGGGTGGCGGCGAAATTCGCGGTCCCCTGCACGTTGGCAAGCTGGCAGCACAGGCGGCCACCGGGCAAAACCAGCTGGTGTTCGAAGACGCTTCTCAGTTCGTGGTGGGTGACCAGATCTGGTGCTCGTATGGCGACAACGTATCGAACTTTCCCCTGGCCACGCCAACCGCCATTACCGCGATTTCCGGCAACACCGTAACGCTCGCGGCCAACTTGACCGGCACAGTCGCAATCGCTGCAGGCACTTACGTCGGCACGTTCTCATGGACCACGCTGGTAGGGAGCAACGCGTCGAAAAACCTGCGCTTCATCAACGGCAAGATGACGAACAGCCAGGGGTATTTCCTTTACACCTGGCGGTGGAACCAGGCTGACTTCGCAACGAACATCCCGAACATCCTGTGCGAGAAGATTGATTTCTCCGGCAACGGTCTCGACCAATTTTTGTTCGTCAAAGCCCGTGCGAAGTTCGTCGATTGCACGTTCGGCACCACCTATGACGTAGCCAAGACGGGCTTCGCATACGGTGATGACGCGGACATTGAACTGGTCCGGTGCCGCATCGCCCGCGGCAACTTCGACTACGACTTCTCTCCCGTTTCGGACTCGAGCCGCAATACGTACTTCCAGGGCTTGAACGGTCGGATCTGCGTGGTGGATTGCTACTTTGACGGGACGAACAAGAACCCGGCCGCGCCGTACTTCAACGCGAATGCCCTGCACAGTGTCTGGTTCGGCTCTGGTGGCGCTCCGCACGATGGACTGAGCGGTAGACCCGCTCTCGCACACTTCACAAGCTTCTCGTTCGTCCGTTCGCGTTGGGAGAACTACTCGCGATCCGTGTTCTCCACGACTGTGGTAGCAGACCCATATGCAATCCTGGCCGACAGTGTGGAGTTCGACGACTGCCAAATTGGTACGCAGGCGTTCCAGCTAAAAAGCATGGTGGCCGTGACCATTCGCAACTTCACGTTTTACAACACCCGCTTTTTCTCCAGTGGCGGCTACGCCTTCACGCAGGTTCAGAACCCGAAATTCGTCGCGCGAATGCATGACTGTTCGCTGAAGCTGAGTGGGACCGTACCACAGTTGGCGTGCTGCGCAGTCAGCCACTCGACCATCTACGACAGCTCCATGGTATCCGCAGACGCTTCCACGAGCTTCGACATGATCCGGTTGCAGAACGCCGCGATACGCACCGACGTTGCATTTGGCTATACGCAGTTTACGGGCACTTTCATCATTGACGACGTGCGCTTCGCCGGGCAGTCGGCAAACCTGACCGACATGGGTCTGATGACCCTGCAAAACGGCCAAGGTGCCGGAATCCGCGTGCGCTCGGCCAACGGCTCACTCTGGTATGACGTCGCGGCCTTCAGCGGTAAGGCGTACATCCTGCCGGAACTGTCGCTGTCGTGGTCCGATGGCCGGATCACCGGCCTGTATGGCGACGACTGGAACATGGGACAGTCGCAAAACGTCAGGCAAGCCTTCGGCGGCCAGTACAAGGCGACATATAGCCTGCCGGCGACGACGAGTGGATCGTCCGTATCCGGCTCGACTTCCATCGCCGTCACGTCCGTCGGCGCTGTGGGCAACCGGCCCGCAACGGGCGACCGGGTTTTCATTCAACTCGCCGACGGCACCGTGCACGCCACGACCATTGCCGCCGGATACACCGACGGATCTCTGGCGATCCCGCTGTCGGCCGCAGTGCCTGCCGGCGTAAACAACGGCGCCAACGTGTGGTTTGTGCGCCTGGTAGCCCTGTAAAGCGACGCAGTCGAAAAGCCCGAATTGACTCTCACACTCGATCCAATTTCCTGAAAGGTACACATGAACCAGTCCCCTACTCCTGGCACCCTCGACGTGCTGCTCAGCTGGGTCCTACTCATCATCTTGTCACTCCTGGGTGGCGCGGCCTCCTTCATGCGCAAGATGAATGAGGGCCACGTCCGTGCCTGGAACTTCACTGAATTCGTCGGCGAGCTGGTCATCGCCGGATTCACCGGCATCGTGGTCGCGAACCTGTGCGACTACATCGGTACCCCGACGTCGCTGAAGTATGCCCTTGGCGGCATCATGGCCCACATGGGCAGTCGCGCGCTGTTCAAGCTCGAGGCGGTGGCGAACGCAAAGTTCAACCTGCCGCCTGATGTGCCGGCGCCGGCCGCTTCAGGAGACGATCATGCCGCCTAGCGCCTTCATTGGCATGCTGGCCCAGGCCGCGCAGGACTGCCAGCGCAAGACCGGGATCCCGGCATCCATCACCCTCGCCCAAGCTGCCCTCGAATCCTCGTGGGGCGCACGCGCGCCGGGCAACAACCTGTTCGGCATTAAGGCGGACAAGTCGTGGCCCGGACCGACCGTCACGTTCCAGACCACCGAGCACCTGGGCGGCCAGGAGGTGAAGATGCCAGACCGCTTCCGGGCCTATCCGAGCTGGCTGGCCAGCATGGTCGACCACGCGCAGTTCCTGCTGAAGAACCCGCGCTATGCGAAGTGCTTCAAGCAGACCACCGGCTACGACTGGGCCCGCGAGCTGCAGGTGGCCGGCTACGCGACCGACCCCGACTACGCGAAGAAGCTGCAAAGCATCATCCGCGACCGCAACCTCGCTTTCTACGATCAGACGGTGACGACATGAACGAACACGAGCAAAAGCTGACCCTCTCGGTCGACATCTACTACCCCGACCACGAGCCGCGCACCGAGTCGTCGCTGTTCGCGCGCACGAAGCACCACCTGGTGAAAGTTCTTGATACCCCGTGCTGGATCTGCGGTAGCAAGGACCAGCGCGAGGTGCACCACTTCCACGCCGAGTGGGCCGACGCCGAAGGAATCGATTGGGACCGCATGCGCGCGCTGCACCCCAACTTCCCGTGGTCGACGTTCACGAAGGCCGAAGACTTCATCGACAGCGAATACAACATGCTGGTCCTGTGCAAGAAGCATCACACCGGCAAGGACCACGGCATCCACATGCTGCCGTACCCCATCTGGATCATGCAGCGCAACGCGCGCGCCGACTTCCAGTTTTCCCCCGACGAAGTACCCCAACCCCAAGGAGAAACCGCATGAGCTTCAATTTCGACAATTTCATGTCCGCCATGGCCAAGCTGCTGCCCGCCGTCGGCGAGGCCGTGATCGCGCTGCACCCGAACAACGCCACCGAGGCGATGAAAATCCAGGTCGGCACGCAGCTGATTTCGATGATCGCGGCCAGCCTGCACCAGTCGACGGCCGCCGCTGCCGCAGTTGCCCCGGCGCCAGATCCGGCACCGGGCCCCGCGACGACGTCGTGATGGACTTCCACGTCATCACGTCGACCGAGCAGAAGCTCGTCATGCAGACGACGTCAGGCGGCTATGTGCACCAGGTATTCCCGGCGCCGCCGTCGTCGCTGCCGGCCGGCGCCCGGCCTGGCGCGTCTCCTGCGGCCTCGTAAGCACACGCAGCGCGGTCACGACGGGCACACCAAGATCGCGCAACACAACGGCCGCCTCCCGCTGCCCGATGCTCGGCAGGCCATTGAGCACGGCATCGATGTATAGCTGCGTGAGGCGGTCGGTTCGTCGGTCCATTTCCCGATGCTCGCACGGGCTTGACCCAGCAGATTGAGGCAGATCAAGCCCGGCCGCTATACTGTACGCTCATACAGTATTTCGACGACCATGAAACGCCCTCCCCTTAGCCGTGAAGACCTGCTCGCCATCCGTGATCGCAACCGAGGGCAGCCCGATGTCGTCGCGCTGCTGTGGGAAGTGCACCGGCTGCGCGCGCTCGTGCTGCGGTCCCACGACTTTTTCAGGCAGCCGCCGACATCGTCGACGGCCGCGATCATAGCCGACACGCTGCGTGCACTGCTGGACGAGGAGCCGGTGGTGAAGGAGGCGCCGACGCTGTGACGTCGAGCCGCGGTAAAATAACACGGGATCGAACCAGCACCCTTTAAAAGCTCAACAGCATTTCGCGAAATTTACGCGCGAGCCTTCTAACCCGTTGATATTGCTGGGCTTCGGTTTCCGGCTCCGGGCACCACGAACATGCAGCACAATTGTCACCTTTCCGCATCTTTCCTCATTAAATCAGGCGCTTACGTGATTCATCAAGCGCTCTGATTATCAACTATCGTCACCTCCAGTCACCTTAACGCACGCAGCCATTACGCGTAATTTACGCCATAATTACGCGCGTAATGTTGAGCATGGAGCGAGCAAGTGGCATCGATATCGAAGGAAAAAAACGGCTGGCGCGTCCAAGTGGCGGTTCAGGGCGTGCGCGAGTCTCGCACGTTCTCGACCAAGGGCGAGGCCAGCACCTGGGCGGCGCAGCGCGAAACCGAGATCAGGCAGGAAAAGGCGACCGGCATCCAGCGCGGCCGGACCGTCGACGACGCATTCCGGCGCTACGAGAAGGAGGTTTCCGTCCACAAGCGCGGGCGCGACAAAGAAGCCATCCGCCTGGCCGCGATCGGTCGTATGGCGGTCGACGGCGTGCCGCTGAAGGACTGGAAGCTGGCCGACGTCACGCCCGAGGTGCTGGGCAAGTGGCGCGATCAGCGGCTGACAACGGTGCTCGGCTCGTCGGTCAACCGCGACCTCAACCTTCTGTCGCATGTGTTCAGCAGCGCCGCCAAGGAATGGAAGTGGATCGCCAAGTCGCCTACCACCGATGTGCGGCGACCGGCCGACCCGCCGCCGCGTGACCGGCTATACACGCAAGACGAGATTGACCGACTGTGCGCGGCACTCGGCATCGATTCCGAACAGACCGAACCTGTCGAGAGCATCAGCCAGCGCGTCGGCATCGCGTTCCTGTTCGCGATCGAGACCGCGATGCGGGCTGGTGAAGTCTGCGGCCTAATGCCGGAACACATCAGCGGGCGGGTCGCAACCCTGCCGATGACGAAGAACGGGACGAAGCGCGCCGTGCCGCTGTCGTCGCGTGCGGCTGAGCTGCTAAAGCTGCTGCCGGAACCCGAAGAAGGCGGCACAGTCTTCGGCATCGGAGCGAAGTCGCTCGATGCCCTCTTCCGCAAGGCCAAGAGCCGCGCCGGGATCGAGGACGCCACGTTCCACGATGCGCGGCATCTGGCCATCACTCGGCTGGCGAAAAAGTTGAACGTGCTCGACCTGGCGCGCATGGTCGGACACCGGGACCTGAAGCAGCTCCAGGTCTACTACAATGAGAGCGCCGAAGACATGGCGGCGCGGCTCGACTAAGCCTGCCGAAGTCGAGAAAGCGCCTCTTCGGTGAGTAGGTACCGTTGGCCATGCTGGTACGGCGTCATGGCAACAAAGTACCCATGACGCGTTAGGTAGTGCAGAGCTTCAACATATTGCTCAGCTTCGGCCCGGTTCTCAAATCCAAACGCAACCTCTCCTGCACGCAGATATGGGAACCCGGGGACAAGTTCATGCCTGATTTGAATTTCCCCGATCTCCATAGCCGCAGCCAGAATTTGAGCGTGTTTACTTACGTCTTCCATAATATCTCCAGATAGTTGAATATTTCGAACAAAAAAAAAGGCCCCAAAAATTGGGGCCTTCCTGTTTGAGATTTCTCTCAGCTCGTAATGTAACACTTGATGCACTTATTGTCAAATTTCGCACCTGACTCCAGCAAACATGTCAAGCACCGCACGATAAAAATCGGTATGTCAGTGCCTGTCCTGGTACCGCCGCGTCCACTCCAGCACCTCGTTCGCGCGGTACAGCGGCTTGCCGCGACCGCCACCGTCCACCGGCAGTCGAATCGCCTTCGGGAAGTCCGGCAGGCAGATTAGCCGGTTCCTCACCTGGCTCTCGCTGCGTTTCAAGACGCGCGCGATGGTGGCCACGTCCCATAGGTCTACGTTGACCGGAATTGCCGGCTGCAGGTGCTGGGCCACCGCGGCCGCCATTTGCTGAATCAGTTCGTTTTCGCTCATCTCGTTTTCCTCTTATTCCATTCCCGATTCCGGCACCCGGCGGCGCTCGCGCGCTGGCGCCACCTCGCCTACACCCGGCCGGATGGTGCCCGGTACCGGCTCCGACCAAGTCAGCGGCGTCGCGCACGCTCGCCGGTCATCGACGCGGCGCCGGTCGTGCGACAGGCTGCTGAACCAGGCGCGCAGACGGCGGCGATCTTGTCCACGCTCGATCACGATGGGCTCTCTTCTAGCACGCGAATGCCGAACTCGGTTGCCTTGAAGTAGCGTCCGACCAGACGACGAACCACGCCGATCTCCGCCAAGCGCGCCATCATTTCCGGCGCAACGTCGTAGCCCTCGCCGTCCTGCGCGCACTCGTCAAAGCGGCGCAGCGCGGCCAGCTCGTCGGCATTGAGCAGCGGGGGCGGCGCGTCCAACAGCAGCGCGCTCACCTGCGCCGTCGTCCCGATCGCGATCACGCGGTCGCCGCCCGGAATGGGGATGATTGCGCTGGCGATGCTTTCCAGCTGCAGATGTTCGGTCGCGAGACCGATCAAGCGGTTGCGGTTCTGCTCGCGCAGGTGTTCGATGTTCTGGTTCATATGGATCCTGGTTGTGTTTCAGAAAAGCGCCATCTGGCCCACAGCCGCTGGTGGCAGCGCTGCCGGCGCCATGGCCTCATCGAAGCCTTCCAGCCAAGCGTCGATTTCGATGCGCTTGCGGTAGGCTGGCGGATGGCGGCGCTGGCCGGCCGCAGCGGCCGCACTCCCCAGATCGCGCGCCGCCGCCATCTGCATGTCGCGAGTGCGGTCGATGCGCACCTGAATATCCTCTTCG